TTCCTTAACGGGATTTACAAATCTAAGTTTGTGTTTTATAACGACTGGGTTAAGATCGCTACTCTGTTCTATCTGGGAACGACTTTCTTGTATTTGTGTAATTGTATAATCTTTCGGTGTTGTTTTAATATATTTCTTTTCTTTATCCGTTAATGATATCATTTCCGTCGTAACTTTGAAACTTTTTATAAGATTTTTTGGTTTCAAACCTGTGTATAAAATATATCCGTTGTACGGTGAATCGCTTCTTATAGAGTGTATACACTCATCTATATCACGGAGTTTTACAACAACTTCGACTTCCTGTTTATCTATCGCACAAATTGGTATAGCAAGTTCTGGGTTATTATAAAAATAAAAGGGTACATCAACAAATAAGTTTTGAGCGGACGATGATAGATAGCCACCGATAGATGTACTTATAGCAGATGTTCCCGAAAGTTCTTCCGGTGGTTTACCTACGAGTTTTGCCAAACAGTGTTGTTTGGTTTGTGTTACGTAATTATCGAAGTATATAGCTAAGAAATCACTCGTGAGTCTCTGAATAACTTTACCACCGATCAAAAGTTCTACATGTTCTATCATCGCGTGACCTATAGACTCGTTCCAATTAATAGATGTTGTGTTAGCGTGCAAAGCACTTTTTATTGTTTGATCTATGGCGTCCAGACTTATTTTAAAACTTATTGTTTTTATGAGATCACCTTGGTTTTGTGGTATCGTACACCTTAACGTATTCCCAAATTCCAAATCGCCATGTACATCCAAATCAGTCATGAACGGTGCAAAATTGGCATGTTTTTCGAAATTTTTTACAAAGTACGTATATTCGGGATCATCTGTAAAAAAAGCGTCCTGTGGACCGGATGTTTCTAATTGAATACGACCAGCCATTACTAGTATAACTCACTAAAATTTTAAACCCCCAAGACCGCTTTCTATATGTAACACGTTATAGTTAACTGCATACACATACACTTTGTGTCCGAAATTTACACTTGGATCATCGAGTTCTATTTCTATTAAGTTATGTGCTATTCTACTCATATTAACTTGTCCTGTTGGGTAATACAATTCAGGTTTTAAGGAAAAACTGTATACACCGAAGTTATTATTGGTTAACCCCGTATAATATTTAAGAGGTTGTTCATAACTTAACATCAAGTTATCTGCGTTTATGATAATGTTATTATTGAATTTCATTGTAACGTTCTTTATTGGGTTATATTTGTACACGTCGTCACTTACAGCGAGAAAAAACATTTCTTTTACCGGGTGTTTAAAATTAAGCATACCAGACTTTTTAGAAATACCGGCTTTTAATTTAAACTGTGATACTTGAAGCTGCGTGATAACATATTCAATAGGTCTCGACATTATGAAATTCTTCTCGTCTTCCGTCACGAAAAAGAAATCCGTCACGAGTGATACTTTCTTTATAGATGAAGATACACCTAAAGGTGGATTTGAAATTGTTCCATCCGTTCTTGTATACGAAACAGTTACGTCTTCAAGTTTTTTAAATTTTAATTCAACTTCAACCATCTGTTTTGTGAGTGCACACACGGGTATAGATAAACTTGGATTTCTGAAAAAGTAAAACGGTAACATAACACTATAATCCCAATCAGAACTCGTTGATATATATTGTCCGTGTCCCGTTAGAAAATAAAGTCCCTGGTCAGTGTCGTCTTGTGTGTGGTGTATTTGATTGTACATGTATATATAATCACCGGTTATACGTTCAATTGTTTGACCACCTATACGTAAGTCTGCGTGTTCTATTATCTGCGCACCTATAGATTCCCGGTACCTAAGACTTTTCACATTTATCTGACCACCCATACCCGAGTGTGAAGCACAATAATAGTATAAAATTGATGGTGTAGTTGAAGTTGGTGTAAACGTGACTGTAGCTGTACCGGGGTCAGTAACACCATCTGTGTAATCAGACGTACTAGGTGTCGTTGTAGAAAACCTAAATGGGTGACTAGATGCGTTAACACTAAAAGTATATGTCGTACCTTCGTATAAAGTCAACGTTGCCTGTTCATCACCGTCTATAAAATATTTACCATCAGAGGCGGTCACTATAAATGATTTATTAGGTACGGTAGGTTGAGGTAAAGTAAACTTAAGCATCATACTTCGTACAAGATCACCTTTATTATCTGGTATACGACATTCTATGGACGTGTCGTAATTTGGATCACCATCGAAAGGAGTTTCTATATTTTCGGTTGAGAACTTTGTATGCCTTTTATAGTTCATCAGGAAATGGGAAAATTCGGGTTCGTTAGTAAGCCATTGGTCCTGAGCTCCTGTGATAGCGAGGTTTATTCTACCAGCCATTCTTATTGTATGTGAGTAAAATTTTATAAAATAAAACGAGGCAATATACTAGATTAGATGAATCTTCAACTTCGAAAATTCAAACCCGAGGGTATGGCCGATGATAAGGTGTGTGTATTCATAGGAAAACGTAACACGGGTAAATCAACACTTGTTACTGATATCTTGTATCACAAAAAGCATTTACCAGCAGGAATAGTTTTATCGGCAACAGAAGAAGGAAATCATTATTATCAACAGTATATACCAGACTTGTTTATATATGGAGATTACGATAGGGAAGCTATTGAACGAGTTATGGATAGACAGAGGAAACTTGTTGGAGCAGGTAAACCGAATTGTGGAGCGTTTTTACTTTTAGATGATTGTATGTACGATTCAAAATTTATGAAAGATACGTGTATTCGTCAATGTTTTATGAACGGTCGCCATTGGAAGATATTTTTTATGTTAACTATGCAATACTGCATGGACCTCCCACCAGCACTCAGGGCAAATATATATTATGTTTTCATTTTACGTGAAAATATCATTCAAAACCGTGAGAAACTATTCAAAAACTTTTTTGGTATATTTCCAACGTTCGAAATGTTCAATAAAGTTATGGACTCTTGTACTGAAAATTATGAGTGTTTGGTATTAGATAATACGTCTAAGAGTAATAGAATAGAAGATTGTGTTTTTTGGTATAAAGCAAAGATTAGAAAAAACTTTAAGGTTGGTGCACCCCAATATTGGCAAACACATAAGAAGATGTTTAATCCAAAACACGGTAACATGAAAATAGGTGATAGAAATGCAGTTAAAAAGACGACTGCATTAAAAATTACTAAGAAGAAATGATACGAGTTTTATCTAGAAAAATATGTACGGCTTTAAACATAACACATACACCAACATCTAAAAACATATCACTGGTATATCCAGCGTTTAACGAGATAAACGGTACTACGTATAATACAGACGATGGGTACCGTGTATTAGTCGATGTTTGTCACGAAACAAAAACGGTCTATATTGATCACGACATGTCTGATTTTGACGAATTAAACGATTTACCCAGAATAGTAAAAACATTTGGTTGTTTGTACCCAAACTATACTTTACGTAAATAATCCAGGCTAACGCGTAAACGTAAAAAAACGAAAAACACATGTATACTATATGACGGACGTTTACACAATGAACCTTTCTGATAATGGGGATGGTATGGTTAACCTTAATAATAACCATACGACCAATTTCATACCGAATGATTCGGGACCATCTCAAGTACCACAACTACCACCCATTCAGCAGCAACAACAAATGCCGAGTTTTATGGCTGAAAAAAATGTGAGTGAAAATAAACAGACAATGGACTCTACATCAATTTCAGATATAATGGGACAACCAGAAGCTCCACTCGAACCACCAATGATGGCACAAGATCCACGAATGACCCAAATGCAGATGCAAACACCAATGATGCAAGCGCAACAACAACCTACTCAACGAAGTGATAAAAAACCCGAAAATAAAAACCCATTTAATTTAACTGATGAACAGTTTCAAGCTCTCGTCGTCGCGGTTTGTACTGCGATAGCAATTAGTAAGCCAGTTCAAGAAAAACTCGCAAACTTTGTACCATCGTTTCTTAACGACCAAGGGAACCGAAGTGTTATTGGATTGGCATCAACCGGAGCAGTTGCCGCGGTTGTGTTCTATGTTGCTAGAAGATACGCTTAAGCAGAATTAGCAAAAATACCTTTTCTTTGAAGGATTATATAAGCAGTAAGTAAACCAAATAGAAAACTTACTACGCGAAGTGCAAGAATAGATCCCGTACTCTTCGTAGTTTTACCATAATTTTCCATATTTGTTATAGCGCCTTTAGATGCTCGGGTTACCAACGCAGCAAACAGTGTTGCCGATATAGTTGCGACCAACATGAACCTTTGATCTATGGCCATGTAGGCCAAAAAGTTATCACCTTTCATAGAATAGAGTAAAAAGTTAGGTATGATAAAGAAAAGAGTTACTAAATTAACTCCATAATTATTAGATAACATAGGGACACTTGATAAAGTCATGTATGATACCCAAGCTATGATAGCTTGTAATATTTGGGCGGACGATGCCACGTTTTCAGACATATTGTTAATATAAGGTTAGATTATTTATCCTGAACATGTTTATTACAGAATTCCGTTTTTTTGGGTATTTTTTGGTATATACCCAAATTAACACATATTTCGCGTAACTCCTTGAAGTTTTTCCAATACTCTTTACTGTGCGAATACTCGTCTACAGTCGAATGTGCAAGTTCGTGTATTAAAACGTGAAAAATCTCGTTCGTATCTCCGTCTATACACAAACCTATTTCATTTCCTTTATTGGTGTTGTACCCTATAGCCCCTTTAGCAATACTGTAATGTGCCGTTATGGGTACT